CCCGGAGCACTGGCACGGGCACATCCCCAACGTGTGCGGGAACGGGATTGAAGAAACCTTCGACAAGTTGAGCGAGCGGGTGTGGCGGGCCACGCACTTCGACACCATCGGGGAATCGGTAGAACCGTGGAGAAAGTAGAGACCTTCCAGACACCCTGGGAACTCGACCGTTTACGGGAGTTGTACGAGACCCTCGACGCCTACTGCACGCTGGAGATAGGCGCGTGGTACGGCGGGACGCTTCAGTGCTGGCTGGGGATGGGCAGGACGGTCGTGGTCATCGACGACGAGATGCGCGGAGCGCAGGAGTGGGACAGGTGGGCGGACAGGGCGCGGTGCCAACTCATTCTCCTGCAAGGTCTCTCCCAGAACCTGAGCCTCATCCAGAAGGCGCAAGACCTCGGGCCGTACCACTTCATCTTCATCGACGGGGCTCACGACTACCACTCAGTCAAGGCTGACTGGGATAACTACCGGCCGATGCTCGCGCAGGACGGAGTGGTGGCGTTCCACGACATCATCCCGAGACCCGACTACGGGGTCTCTCAGGTCTGGCAGGAGATCAAGTCACAGCCGGGGGCCAAGACCATCGAGATTGTTCAGACCGTCGAACCCGAGAACGAGACCAAGCACGGCATAGGCGTCGTGTGGGTCTGAGCGTCGTCATACCGACTCTGGGCCGTCCGTCTCTTGAGCGCACACTCGCTAGCTGTAGTGACGCCGACGAGATCGTGGTGGTTCTGGACACGGCCAAGGGCGGAAGTCTCCCCTCGCTTCCGCCTAACGCCGTCTCCCTGGAGGGGTACTTCGGGGTCACGGGAGGGCACGCAGGGCGTCAGGCGGGCATACAGGTGGCTTCACAGTCACATCTGGCGTTCATGGACGACGACGACGTGTACACCCCAGGGGCCATCGCACTCATGCGTAACGCAGCCGCCGATGTGCCGGTCATCTTCCGCATGGATCACTACAACCATGGGGTTCTGTGGCGGGAGCCTGAAATCAGATTCGGGAACGTCTCAACGCAGATGTACGTCGTACCCAATGAGCCTGCCCGGTTGGGAACCTGGGAGCCTCACGTTCCGGGGCTTCCAGAACCGGGTGGGGACTACACGTTCATCAAAGAGACGTGCGAGATGATGGGAGAGCCGATCTGGCGGGAGGAAATCATCTCCGTCCTCAGACCCGAACTCCACGACAAGACCATCTCCATCGTCACCCCCTGGAAAGACCACCCGGAGTTGAGAGCGGACTACGACGAAGCGGTGGGATGGAGACGAGACACCGACGAGTTAATCATCGTCGAGGACTCACCGGGTTTCGTGTGGGGGTGCAACGAGGGACTGCGTAGGGCTTCCTGCGACGTGGTGCTGTTCCTCAACAACGACGTCCGCATGGTGCGCTCGACGTGGCTCAGAGAGATTCGGGAAGCCGTGGAGCCTGGGGTGCTAGTGGGGCCGCTACGCAACGACCCCCACGCCGATGTTGACGGCCAGGGGTTCCCGTACATCGACGGCTGGTGCTTGGCAGGGATGCGGGAAGACCTCCTCAAGCTGGGCGGGTTCGACGAAGACCTCTCGGAACCCGCGTACTACTCCGACAATCTTCTGTGCCTCGAGGCGCGGGCGTCAGGGATGACGCTACGCGACGTCCGAGTCGGCCTGAGGCACCTAGAGAATGTGACCGCCGGGACGCAATGGACACCGGCGGTGCAAGCAGCGACGACCACCAACCGCGCACGATACGAACACCGTGTTCGGGAACTCGTATAGGAAGGGAGCAGTAAATGGCATTTCTCGCTGGAGATGTCAAGGTCGTCGTCAACTCGGTAGACCTCTCCGACCAGGCTTTCTCGGTGGACACACCGATGGAGAAGGAGCAGGTCGACGTCTCGACGTTCTCGGCCACCGGCACGCGGTCGTTCCTCCCCGGTGTCGCTGACCAGACCCTGACCATCGGCTTTCGTCAGAACTTTGCCTCGGGCAAGGTTCACCAGACGCTGTACCCGCTGTTCTCGGGCGGCTCGCAGTTCCCCGTCTTCGTCCAGGCAGACTCGGACGTGGGCACGTCGGCCACCAACCCCGTGTACGGGGGAACCGCAACGATGCTGACCTACAACGGTCTGGGTGCCGAACTGAACGACTCGGTCGACATCGAGGTGGAGTTCAAGCCCGCACCGGGCTCGTCCTTCCGCTGGGGCACCGCCTGGCCGATCCCGTAGATGGCGGTCAGGGTTCACGGTCTTAGAGAACTCACTAGGGATTTCAAGAAGATCTCGAAAGACCTCGACAAGCGTCTGACCGGGGAACTACTGGATGCGGTGGCCCCGGTCAAAGACCTTGCTCAATCCAAAGCCCTGACCCAAATCTCGGGGATGTCGGGAAGCCCTTCCTGGGCCACGATGAAGACGGGCGTGGGAAGGGCGAAGGGAACCGTCTACATGATGCCCGCCTCCCGAGGGCGGAAGTACAGCCGTGCCAACCTCGCTGATCTGCTCTTGCAGAGAGCGATGGATCCGGCTGTGACCGAGAAGCAAGACCACGTTGTCAACGCGCTAGACGACCTGATCGGTGACCTTGCCGACAGGTACGGCTTCTGAAGGGAGCAGCGACATGCCCAAGATCGTCATCACCGGAGTACCGGGAATCGACGGGGAGTACCCGTTGGAACTGGTCTTCACCCACAGAGACTTCCGCACCATCAAGCAGGTTGCGGGAGTCCGGGCCAGTGAGGTCATGGAAGCCATCAACGCCGGTGACCTGGATGTCATCGTCGCGCTGGCAGAGATCGCCATGAGACGGGCGGGGAAGTCTCACGACATCAACGACCTGTGGGACTCGGAGGCGGGGTCTATCTCTCTCGACGTGACAGACGAGGAAGATGCCGTCCCTCCTCCCCAGCCCGCCGTAAGCGAGAACGGACTCGGCAGCGAGCCTTCTGGGGTCGTTACGAGTCTCTCTACGGCGGTCTCCCCGGAGACTTCGAGTCTTCCCGATTCTGGTACCCCGGAGCCGGTCAGTACCTCCGACCCTCTGACATCGACGACCTGACCCCGCAGCAGTTCCACGCGGTGTACGAGATGTTCCAGGCGCAGCGTAAGGCTGCGAAGAAACGAGGCTGACTGTGGCGAAGAAGCTGGTCGTCGAGATCGTTGGAGACTCGAGCAGTCTCGACCGTGCATTCAGGAACACATCGCAGAACGCGAGCAAGTTCGGACGCACCCTCAGGTCAGTCGGGAAACTCGCTGCCCTTGGTGTGGGGGCGGCGTTCGCGGGCATGGCGGTTGTGGTCAAGCAGGGGTTCGACGAACTGGCAGAGGGGCAGAAGGTTGCCTCCGACACCGCAGCCATTCTCAAGGCGACGGGTGGTGTGGCGAACGTCACGGCAAAGGACGTTGCGAACCTCGCAGAGTCTCAGTCGAAACTGACCGGCGTCGACGACGAACTCATCCAGTCCGCCGAGAACCTCCTGCTGACGTTCAAGAACGTTCGCAACGAGGTCGGACTCAACAACGACATCTTCAACCGCGCTACTGCGGCGGGACTCGACTTGGCGCAGGTCGGGTTCGGGACTCCGGAATCTGCGGCGAAGATGCTGGGCAAGGCGCTGAACGACCCCATCAAGGGGATGAGCGCACTCGGCAGAGCCGGTGTCACGTTCTCGGCGGCGCAGAAGGAAACGATCAAGGGTCTCGTCGATACCGGCGACCTGCTCGGCGCACAGAAGGTCATTCTGGGAGAGGTCGAGTCTCAGGTGGGCGGCACCGCGAAGGCGTTTGGCGAGACGATGCCGGGGCAGTTGAACAAGCTTCGCAACTCGTTCTCGGAAGTAGCGGCTCAGGTGGCCGACGTGCTGCTGCCGTATCTCCTGCAGTTGGTGACCTGGGTCAACGCCAACATGCCGACGATTCAGCGGGTCATGGAAGCGGTGCTCGACGGGATAGTCGCTGCCATCGAGTTCATCGGGCCGATCATCTCGAAGGTCATCGCGTGGTTCGAGTCGCTGAACGACTCCACTCAACAGTACTGGCCGCAGATCCAGGCAACCATTCAGAAGGTCATCGTCTGGTTCCGCACGTCCGTCGTGCCGACCGTCCAGCAGGTCGTTGCCACCATCACCGAGTTGTGGCGCAAGTTCGGTGACGACGTGCTGCGAATCGTGGAGCCAGTGTTTCGCATCATCTTCGCTGTCATCAAGACGTCAATGCAGAACATTCTCGCCATCATCCAGTTCGTCATGGCGATTCTGCGCGGTGACTGGGGCAAGGCGTGGGACGCGCTCAAGGCCATCGTCTCGAACACCCTGAACGGCATCAAGACAATCGCCACTCAGATTCTCGGCAGTCTCGTACCGGCGGTTCTGAACCTCGCGTTGCAGATCGGCAAGTCCATCATCAGAGGAATCCTTCAGGGGCTCGCCAACCTCGGGCAGTCCATCAAGGGTGCGTTCGCTGCTCTGCCTGGGGTGCTGGCGGGAGTTGCGGCTTCGGCTGCGGGGTGGGCGGCGGACATCGGTAGAGCAATCATTCGCGGTGTCCTGAGCGGACTGACCGGGCTGGCATCGGCCATCAAGGACAAGGTCTCGAGCGCGGTCGGTGACGCACTCAGCCACATCGACGTTCCGGGGTTCTCGCCTGTGGAGCAGGCGGGTGCGAAGGCCATCGGTGAACCCATCATGGAAGGTGCGGCCAAGGGCGTCGATAGTAAGAAGGCGGCGGTGGCTGAAGCTGCCGCGAAGGCTGCGAGGGAGGCAGTCGCGAAGGCTGCCGAGGCTGTCAAAACCGCTCAGGGTTCGTTTGCGTCTGCCTTCGGGGAACTCGCCTCTGTCGCCATGAGCGCGTTCGACGCTGCTGCGGCGAACTGGAAAGCGCCAGCGCAGATTCTGCTCGACAAGCGGGCTCTCGCAAAGTCGAAGCAAGATCTCAAGCAGGGTCTACAAGACGCCCAGGCCGAGGTCATCGCCGCCCAGCAGGAGTTTGCAGCGGCAACGGCTGGTGGTGACGTGGCTGCGATACAAGAAGCACAGCAGCGTGTACTCGCCGCCAACAAGGCGAAGAACGACGCCATCGCTGCCCAGGAGGATTTCAACCTCGCGCAGGCTGCGGCACGCCAGACCGCAGCCCACGACAAGGAAGTGGCGCGAGACAAGATTCACTTCGAGAACCGACTCGGCAAGTTGCAGGGCGAACTGGCGAAGTTCACCAAGTCCGGTGGCGAACTCACAGCGGCCGAATCGAAGAAGTACCAAAAGCATCTCAACGATCTGCTGAAGGACTACGGCATCGACGCGAGGTTCTGGGGCACGGCCATCGGCATCTCTCTTGCCGACGGGCTGAAGCAGGCGCAGGGCGCGGTTCGCACCGCTGCTCTAACGCTCGCCCGCATGATTGCCAAGGCGCTGAAGACGAAGTCGCCCACCGAGGAAGGGCCGATGGCCGACCTCGACACATGGTGGGCGGGGCTCGTTCCCACGTTGATCGGCGGGATCGACTTCCAGGCGGCGAAGCAGGCGGGCATTGACCTAGCTGCGTCATTGCGCGGAGGTGTCGAGAGTTCTCCCGTGGGCGGCTTGGCCGGAATGGCAATGGACTTCTCGAACGCGCAGCCCGTACCGCCTGCGGTAACGGAGTCGCTGGGGGCGACGACGGAAGCAGTTACGACGGCGACGACAGAGGTAAACACGTTCACCACGGCAATCACGAATCTGCCGACGATTGCTGCGACGGCCTTCGCAGCCCTGGCGTCTGCGATCAAGTTGGCTCTCAAGCCTCTTCCCTCCATTCTCGACCCAGCCACCCTGGCAGCGGACGCGTTGGCACTTGCCATCCACGGGATAGGCGAGGCGGCGTACTACACCCGTGCTGCACTCAAGGACACCGCCGACGAGATCGTGGCGCTGAACAACAAGATCAACGCTGCGACCGGCCCCGGCAGACCACTTCCCGGACGCGCAGCGGGTGGGCCGGTCAGAGCAGGGCAGCCGTACATCGTCGGTGAGGTCGGGCCGGAACTCTTCGTGCCCTCGCAGTCGGGAACCATCCACACTGCTTCTGACACGGCGAACATGGCGATGGGTGGGGGCATGGTCGTGAACCTTCTCTTCAACGGGCCGACGGTCGGAACATCTCGCGAGTTCGAGGACACCGTTCGCAGGGCTCTCTACGACGTGTCACGGAGGAACCCCGGCTCGGGACTGGTGCTCGCGTAGATGGGGCTGATCCTTCTCTTTCGCGGGACGGCGGCGAATCCGTACCTGAAAGAGGGTTACGGCTCGGTGGGATTGGTGGGGGCCGGACGTAGTGCCTCGCTCTTCGTAGAGCGCGGGTTCGGCAGAGCCGGACTGCGCGGTGGGGGAGCACGGCAGGCTCCCATCTCCCCATCCGTCGCGTACGTGTCGCCTTACCCGGCGGTCACACTTCAGGTGGCGTTCACGTCTCAGCCCCTCGACCCGAGTCCTGATTGGGAAGATCTCTCGACGCGAATGCGAGAAGTGGGGTGCCAGCGCGGTAGGTCGTACGAGTTCGACCGTATGGAGACCGGGACGCTGGGGACAAGACTCAGCAACAACGACGCGGAACTGACCCCTGAGAACACGGCTTCCTCTTACGCCCCCATCAAGTCGACCCGCCCACTCAGGGCGCTTCTGCAGTGGGAAGTCCCCTATCCGATGTTCCAGGGGATAACGGAAGGCTTCCCTCAGACCTACCAGTCGCTGGGCAAGGACGCCCTCGTTCAGCTACGCGCCAACGACCCCTTCTACGCGCTGAACAACACACGCTTTACCCCCGGCTCTACGACCCTGACCGCCGACGTGGACACGACGCAGACGACAGTCACGGTCTCGTCGACCGCACTGCCGATGCCGCAGGTTCCCCCGTTCACCATCACCCTGGCCGGTGAGTCAGTGCTGGTGAACGAGGACGTGACGGTTACAGAGATCCTGTCTTCCACTCAGTACACGGTGACGCGAGGCGACCCGGCGTACACCCACGCTTTAGGGATGGCGGTTACAACAGATGCGGTGAGTTTCCCGGAGGCGTACTCGGGGGAGAGAATCCAGACCGTCCTCGAGGCGGTGGGGTTCGACTCTTCGTGGTACGACCTCGACACAGGGCAGAGTCTCATCGCTCCGAGTCCCGACCTCTCGGGCGTGTCCCCGCTCGAGCACATCAACCTCGTTACCGAGGCGGAGTTCGGTAGGTTCTTCGTCGCCAAGGACGGGACATTCACGTTCAGAGACCGGCACTCGATCATCCTCGACCATCTCTCAGAGGTGTTCACGTTCCGGGATGGGGCCGACACATCTGCCAACGAGGTGCCGTTCTTCCTCAATGGCGAGTTGTCCCACTCCGAGGAGAAACTCTTCAACCGGGTGAAGATCACCATCCAGGGCGGCGACTACGACGGCCAGATAGTGGACATGCTCGATCAGTCCTCCATCGACGAGCACTTCGAGAGAATCTTCGAGAAGACCTTCCCGTACGCCAACCTCAACGACGCGGACTCGGCGGCACGGTTCGTGCTCTCGCGCAACTCCGAGGCGCAACTGAGACTCCCCGGCATCTCGGTGAAGCCCGCGTCCGACCCTTCAGTCCTGTGGCCGAAGATCCTCGCCAGAGAGATCGGGGACAGGCTGAGATTTCAGTACCAGCCCGACGGGGGCGGGGATGAGGTGGACATGGACATCGCGGTGGACGGGATCTCGCACGCAATCAGACCCGGTGACCACGTCGTGACCTTCCAATGCACCGAGGTCGACTCTACTCAGTACTGGATTCTCGGAATGACGGGTTACTCCGAGCTGGACTCAACAACGAAAGTGGGGTTCTGAGTGGCTGTTTGGACTGACCCGAACAAGACGTGGACTACCGGCGAGATCGTGGATGCCACGGATATGAACACGTACATCCGTGACCAGTTCATCGCCGTCCTGCCCATCGCGACTCTCATCATGCGCGTAGCTGCGTACAGCGCAGTAGAGGTAGCTGTAGAAGGGCGCTGGCTGCAGTGCAACGGAGCTGCGGTCTCACGTACGACCTATGCCGCGCTCTTCAGTTATCTGAACGGCATGACGCCCGCGCTTCCGTTTGGGGTGGGGGATGGAACGACGACGTTCAACCTTCCCGACCTACGAGGCCGTTCAATCTTCGGTCAGGGCACGCACACCAACGTGGATGCGCTGGGCGACTCGGACGGTGTGGCACTCGACAAGCGGTCAGGGGCGCACTGGCATATCGTGCGAGCCGCAGAGTTCACCGGATTTGCTGGGAACTTGCTCGCCCCGACTTCTGCGAAGGACTCCGGGCATACCTCGTCTCCGGGAGCAGTCGGTACGGCAACTGACCTCCCGGCAGAGGGGCCTGCGTACCTCGTCGTCGGTTCCTACTTCATCAAGTACACGTAAAGGAGTTCCATGGCCGATACCGTCGCAATCACCGCAGGCGCAGGAACAACCATCAACACCGACGAGGTCGGGGGCGTCCACACCCAGCGCACGAAGGTCACCTGGGGTGTAGACGGCACGGTCACGGACGCCTCGGCGACCAATCCACTCCCGGTCACAGCCCCCGCTGCGACTCGCGCTACGCATTCAATCGCCGTCGCTAATCAGACCGAAGTCATCATGGCGAGCCTCACCGCGCTCACGGTCAAGTTCTTCTCGGAGACCGTGGCACCGTCGGACACCGATGAGGAGCTCGTCGCCGCCGTCACCGCTCGCAAGCTGCGGGTGATCTCACTCGCGGTTCACTGCGGCGCAACCGCCACCGACATCACCTTCGAGTCGGGCACGACGACCCGTATTCACAAGATCCCGGCGGGTGCGAACGGCGGGCAGGTATTGCCCGCAAATCAGTGGGGCTGGTTCGAGACCGCCTCGGGGTCGTCTCTGACCTGCACGACCGGAGCAGGAGCGAATGTCGAGATCAGCGGCACCTACATCGAGATTCCGTAAGGAGATGGAATGGAGATCTTCCCGAGCGAGTACGTCCCGAACGAACAAGCGTCCGCCGCTCACAAGAAATGGGAGCAGGCCAATCCCAACGGAGACGCTCCCAAGTGGCGAGCGTACCGAGACGCGGTGCTTCGCTACAAGAAGGGCGACTCCGTTTTCATCCCGAATATGGCTACTCCCCACGGTAAGGCTCTCGTCGCTGCAGGGAAGCTGCACATGAGCGTCACCGACATCGGGGCAGCAGAAGGCCCGGGAGCGGTACTCGGCATCAACCGCGCAACCATGCTTGCCACGGGTGGAACGATTCTGCGCGAAGACACGTCTTCCCAGGCCGACCCGACGGCGGGGCTGTGGGGAAGCATCGAGGCGGTCAACTCCACCCGCCACGTACTGACGTCCACCGGGGGAGACTCTCGCCCGAAGGCAGACGGAGTGGCGCAGGGAAACACGGCGTACCGCGCCATGACCGTCAATGACGGTGACGAGAACCTGTGGGCGAACAACGCTCGGGCGCAGCTCGGAAGAAACGAGCGCGGCTACGGCGAGAACACCGGCACGCAGACCAGTGGAACGTTCGCGCTCTTCCCTGAAGGAGCTCGACGGCTGGTCTTCATCTCTATGCGCTTTCCGAGTAGCAACTTCGTGATGAACCAGCCGGGGTTCCAGACGATCATCAATCTCAAGCAGACCCAGCCCTACGGCGGGAACGGATCATTGCCGGGGAACGCCCTCGAGGTGAACCTCAAGGAGAACCAGCTTCAGTTCGACAACTTCTGGGCTCGCATCTGGTCGACCCCCGCCCCTCCCTGGGACACGTGGATTCGCTTTGCCTTCGACGTGACCTTCTCCCAAGACCCGGCAATCGGGAAGATCCGCATCTACGTGGACAGAGACGGGGACGGGAACTTCAACGACGCCGACGAGATGTCACCGGAGTTCACCCAGCAGACCCTGCCCACCGAGACCCTAGGCCCGACGGTCAACGTCTCCTATCTGCCGATAGGAACCTCCATCCCCACTCACATGCGGGTGGGGATCTACAACGATGGCCCGAACTTCTACGGGACGACGACCGTTCACCTCGACAACATTCAGGTGATGGGGTAGATGTCCTACCTCTCGGAGGTGATGGCCGACGCGCCGGACTTGTACTACCGGCTGGCCGACGTAACCACGACGCTCGCGGACTCGAGCGGGAACGCCATCAACGGCCAGTACTACTCGGGGACGTACGTTCAGAACCAGCCGAGCCTCGTGGCGTCCGATGCGAACGCCTCCCTGGACACAACGAGCGGATTCATCCTGGCACTGGACAACGTCGGGGCGAATTATCTCAGTGGGTTCACGGTCGAGTGCTGGTTCTCAGTCGACACAGCGACGGCCTATACGCATATGGGGGGCATGAACGAATCGTGGAACTTTGGGATCGGCGACAGCGCGACACGACTGCGCTTCACGACCTACGCGGTTCAGGACTTCATCTTCACGAACGCGAACATCTCCACCGCGACGGTCTACCACCTGGCAATCGTCTTTGACTCGGCGTTCGACGCGCACCTGTATCTCAACGGATCTTTCGTGGAGACGGTCACGGGAGCGGCTGCTGCACCCACGGGAACGCAGAGCTTCTGGGTGGGGTCGCACGCGAACACCGACCACTTCGACGGCGACCTGGACGAGATGGCGCTGTACCCGACGGAGTTGTCGGCGGGAAGAATCGCCGCCCACTACGCCGCCGGGTCTTCGACGGCGGTCGGAGCGCACCAGTACCTCCTGACCCTGGGCGTCGGATGAGTCTCACCGTCAAGCAGTTTCCATTTACTGGCCCTTACTACGGGCCGAGCGATCCCCGAGGCCCGAATCGTGGCCCGACCGCAACTGCGCTCAAGAGAATGCTCATAAGACTGAAGTATTTCGATGGAGACTTCGCAACCCTCGACGACCACTACAACGCCAAGCTGGAGATCGCCGTCGCCAACTGGCAGAAGTCTCTACCGGACGTTCAGGACTCGGGGCAGTACGGCAGAGGAACCTGGGAAGCCGCCAGACGAGCTCGTGTCCTCGACGGCCCGAACAAGGGCGAGTACGCGATGGACGCCGTTGGCCGGGACATGATCAGGAAAGAGTGGAAGGCCAACCAGGAACCCACCGTAGACGACGTAAGAGCCGCTCTAACGGACTTCTGTCTAAGGGCTGAGTCCCACGAAGGGGTGTGGACGTACACGCAGAGAAGGCCTTACAGCGGTTTGGGGGATTCGCCCGAGGAAGCACACCGAAACGACTGCTCGAGCTACGTCATCCTCGCCTACTACTGGGCACGGAAGGTGACCGGGATTGCCGTTCCCGATCCTTCGGGCTGGGCGTACAACGGGAGCGGAAATACTTGGAGTGACCTCGACGGCCACACCAGGGTCTCGGGCTCGTACCTCGTCGGAGATTTGGCCCATTACGACGGGCACGTAACTTTGTGCAGACGCGCAGGCGACTTCAACTCGTCCATCTGGTCGTCGATGGGCAGTGACGCCGGGCCGGACGCCCGCAAGCTGTACTACCGCGACGATTTCCTCTTCGTCGTGCGTCCCGAACTCGCCTAGAAAGGAGACCCCATGCTCGCAGTGGAGGGTGTCTGGATTACCGTCCTTGTCGTTCTCGGCATCGTCGCGCTCGTTATCTGGATAGTCAGGCGCTAGTCCAAAGTGGAGAGGCCCAGCGGAAACGGTGCGGAGACGCACTCCTACCGTCTGATCCGCCTCGAGCGAGATCAGGAGGATGACAGGAAAACCGTGAAGGAACTGTCTGACCGCATCGACAAGCTGACGCTGGCGGTGGTGGGGTTTGCATTGACGCTCGCCGTCTTCGGATTGGGAATCGCGGTGACCCTTCTCACGACGAGGACTGGCTGATGATCACGCGACTGGTGGGTCACATTCGCCATCACCCCTACCGGCTCATTCTGACCCTGGGAGTTTTCGTGCTTCTGAGTTGGGGTTCAGCCGGGATCGCCATCATTCACACCTTCCGCGTCGAGCACCAGGCGCGGGTGGAGAACTGTCGCGCCATCGACGAGCTCAACCGGGAACTGCGTCTCGCGTGGGCGGATGCGGGGTATTTCGTCATATCCGACAGGTTCGAGGACACACGTAACTGCGAGGAGCTTCCGTGAAATGGACAGTGCTACTGGTTCTCATCGCAGTTCTCGCTGTGGGCTATCACGAGTCTCAGGCTCAAGGCCCAGCGTGTCAGTACGGACGAGCGCAGGCGTTCATCACGGTGAAGAACGACCCCGAGTACCTCGTGGGGACGATTCCCTCACAACTGACCGGCGACAAGAAGTTTCTCCAGCGCATCTACAACTGCACGGGTAGGGGAGCGCAGATTCGCAGGGTCGACCTCGGGACGTACGAAGTGCGTTTCCCCGGACTCCACCGCCGCTCGGGGGTTGTCTCGGTGGTCTCACAAGAAGGGGTGGCGTCCTCGGTGCAGCCCTTCGGGCGAGACACCTACCGAGTTGCGCTGAGAGGGCCGGGGTTGGTCAACGGCGTGCTCTCGCGTAGAGACGTCGCGTTCACCCTCGTTATCTTCTAGTGGATCCCTTCTGGGCGTTTCGCCTGCCGCTCATGGCGCTGAGGTTCTGGGTACAGAGAGTTGGAGTCAAGACGGTGCTCGTAGGCACGGGCGCTTCGACAATCGCGGTCGTCGTCTACGGCTGCATAGAGGGAGGTAACTGGTGAAGAACCCCATCGTCAACAAGTGGCTAGACCTTCTCGACAGAGTGCTCTGGACGGGGATAGCGTCGGCAGCCGGAGCAGCCATCACCGTGCTCTCGACTGAAGCTGACTGGGAAGAGGCTCTGCTCTTCGTCGGAGTCACGACGCTCGGTACGGTGCTCAAGGTCATCGTCGGCCAGAACACCGGCACCGACGACACGGGTGCGCTCATCGGCACGTCGCCCATCGAGCCCGCACCGCAGGACGAGCCGAAGAAGCTGGTTCGTTGAAGGACTTCACCCAGTGCTCCCCGTGCGGGCTGTTCTTCACCAGCACCACGACGTTCGACCACCACCGCGTTGGCAAGCACGAACCACTGGCGCGGCGTTGTCTTGAGACCCACGAGATGGAAGCTCTCGGAATGTGGGTGGACAAACGTGGACGCTGGGCCGGCCCGTTCTCTGTGAAGCAACGTGCAGGTCTGGCGCGGGCCAAAGCTAGGAAGGGAGTTTTAAGACACGACCTGCCACTTCTCAGACCCAGCGAGGGGTAACCCTAACCCCCTGGGAGGGCTGGAGCTCGCAGGGCCTCATTTCGTCCTAAACGCACTTTCATCTACAGAGGGAGAGAGCCGTGGCTGACCCAGCCGCAAGCGATCCGAACAACCCCACCGCTACCGACCCCGGTGCCGTCGTGACGCCGTCTGAACAGGGGACAGCCGCTCCAGACGCGTCGGCTCAGAAGCCAGCTGGAACAACGCCCCGGCCCGGACAGTAAAGAAGCTGCCACCAGTCTCGAGGGCGCAGTCGCTGCCGCCTTCGGGAAAGCGACGTTCTCCTTCCCGTGGGAAGCGTCGTGGAGCCCGCCTTGCCCTGACCGGTGGGGCGGGCTCTTTTCTTCTACCTTTACATAAAGCGTGCTTTATGATAAGATGCCCCCAATGTCAGCGACGAGAGGAGCAGCGATCATGGAGCAAGTCATCCTGGTGCACGACATGGGCGGTGACATCATCGCCGCCGTTCGCCCGGTGGATGCGTTGAACCCTGAGTTCACCATCGAAGAGATCGAGGCCATGAAGGATCTCTCGACCGAGCTGGTTACTGTCAGCGGGCTCGTCGACTTTCTCGAAAGCCGAGCGGGCATGTACCAGGACGGTGGCTACGTGCCGGTGCGATCATGAGCGTCCGCGTCAATCTTGGCGGAGGCAACTACGCCATCATGGAGCCGGAAGTGTACGAGGTAGACCGCTCGTTCCTTGAGGACGGCAACGAGGACGGCTCCAACCGTGACGTACCGCCGTTCGACAACGATCCGCGCACGGACGAGCAGATCAAGCAGGCCGTCTACGATGCCTACGACCGCGGGGAGTGGGACTGATGGGCAACCTCCACGAACTCCACATCCCACCCGACGCCGACGAACCGACCGACTGGGCGTGCCGTCGGGAGTTCGGCCTGCGCTATGACTCGTACAGAGAGGCGATGGTGTGGGGCGTCGTGCCCCGGCTCTACGCCTGCCAGACCCCCGAAGCGCAGTGGATCGCTGACATGGAAGAGCAGTTCTCGATGAAGGTGAAGCCATGAGCACCGATACCGAACGTCATCCGATGGACAGCCTGGACGCCGGGTCTAGGTGGGTATACAGATTGCTAGATCTGTTCTGGGCCGTCGATGAAGTCGTGAAGCGCAGCGACGACGTGCCCGCCGAGATCATCAAGGCGTGGGAAGCAGCCGAGGCAGCGAGGAAGCGACTATGAGCGAGATCTGGAAAGCCCTGCTCGAGGTTCAGAAGGAAGCACCCGCTCTCCAGCGCGACGGGCTGAACCCGCACTTCAAGTCTCAGTACGTCACCCTGGAAACGGTGATGCAGACGGTGCTACCGATTCTCAACAAGCACGGGGTGGTGTTGGCGCAGTCGACCGACGAGAACAACAACCTTGTGACGATCTTCTTCCACCCTGAAAGCGGCGGGACGGTGGAGTCGGTGATGAAGTTGCACATGGCGAGAGAGGACGCTCAGGGCTACGGAGCGGCGATGACCTACGCCCGCCGCTACGCCATCATGGGAATGCTGGGACTGGTGGCTGACGCCGACGACGACGGCAACGCAGCGAGCACGGCACCCAAGGTCAAGCCAGCGAAGAAGAAGTCCACTGACTCGGTGTTCCCGTCGACGTGGGCGGAACTCGAGGAAGCCATGAAGCCGTACGGGCCGCAGGTGTGGGATGAGTTCAGGGCATTCGGTGGGCAGGCCCGCGCCACGTTGTTTCCCGGTGAGCAAGCCTTGACCGAGGCGGAGAAGAAGCACCTGTTCAACCTCGCGCTGGCGGCTGCTCAGTGGCTGATGGTGAAGTACGACGTGAACTCACTTCCCCCGCCGTCTCGGGAAGACCTGGCCGATGCCTGGGCGTTCGCGCAGGTGAAACCGTGACACGCAAGGATTACGTCCGTATCGCGGATGCGATCAAGCTGGCACGTTACCAGACCGAGGACACCAAGGATGCGAACTACGTCCTCAACGTCGTCACTGACCTCATCGCGGGGGAGCTGAAGGAGGACAACATCCGGTTCGACCGGCAACGCTTCGCGACAGCGGCGGGGCGGGAATGAAGCGCCGGCCCAAGCGGTGCGTGGTGTGCAAGGGCCCTCGGCCCTTCAACCCCCAACGGGGTGTTCCCTGGGAGGCGTACTGGGACGATCCGTTCTGCTCGACCACTTGCGCGAAGAAGTACTTCAAGACGGACACGTCGTCCTTGAAGCCCACGAAGCACGGCATTCTAAAACACGGGAGGTAAGGCATGACCCAGGAACAGAGCATCTGGCGTTCCCCCAAGGGTAACGACTACCCGCTGGTGGACTCTACCAATGGTATCTTCGCGACCGTCACCCCGGAAGACGTGGCGTGTGGGGTGGAGGGAGACCCGTGCCAGTGTGTGATAGCACAGTCATTCATGCGGGCGGCAGGTTCACCGGAAGTCATCATCGGGCGCACCATCGCATATGTGGTGCTGAGGATTGATGGCGAGCTGAAAGCTGTGCGACTGAACGTTCCGGCTAAAACACGGCGGGCCATCGACGGCTTCGACGCCACTGGCGACATGCCGGCGGACGCCCTAGAGCTGAGGGCTATTCGCGGAAGTGACAAGCTCGAGTCAAAGCGTTTGCAGGATAAGCGGATGCGCGAGCGCTGGTCTGAGCATGGTCACGAGCCCAAGCGGGCCGTTGTCGATCTCTCCCACCGCAACGCGGGCAACCTCGCTACCACTCGAGTTCGGCGGGGCAACGGTTCATGAAAACCCGGGGTTTGGTTGGATGGGGTAAGCTTCAGGTGTCGCTTGAACTCCTGGCGGATCTTCATGCGCGCGAATGCCCTGCTCACGCGGGGCATTTTGCGTTTGTCCCAACATCGGGCAAACTTGGTTGTGATTCGCCAGTCGAAGTGCGAAGCGGCCAGCAGCTCGGCCCTACGACACGAAGCTCCTGGGAGGGAGTGGAGACGGTAGGGAACCTGCCCCACACCATCGAAGAACTCCCCCCTGGTGGGTGGGCTGTGGGGAAGAAAAGTTCTTTCCGCTCTTCACTTTTCACGAGGTGCTGGTAATGACTGACAACACTGGTAACATCCTGAGAGACACGCTGAAAAGCTACGGAGCGCGTGAGTTCGAGATCGTAGCTTTGAGCGGAGATCCCCATCGTGGTCTAGCTGCGATACAACAGGCAGTAAGCAAAAGAGCCGAGCGCCCCATCCCTTACGCCACGGCGCTGTACGACAATCGCGAGTGGTCACCCAAGGGCGAAACGCGTCGCGTAGCTACCAACCAACACGTCGAACGAGCCTGCGAACACTGTGGTGGAGACCGGATCGTCTTCGTTACTGCTGATCCTAGCCAGTTGTATGGTGAAACAGTCGCGCCTTGCGAGAAGTGCAACGCTTCAGCCAACACGATCTTCTACCGCGTCTCAGGTCAACGCATGGAGGCGAAACCCGCATGAAGTACGCAGTCGTCTACGGTAGGGATGCCAACGACAGGGCGCTTCCCGAGATCATCGCCCGCTACCTCCCGGACAACTACGAGGTGATCCACAGTACGCTCACCACGACGCCGGACAACTGGCAACGTGTCGGCATCAGAGGCGAGGACGCCGCTGGCTGGACGATGGACGACTACGTCATTCCGAGACTTCGATCAGGGAACTTCGCGGTCGAGAAGTGTCGCGACCTGGAGCACGTCCGTGACCGCACGCAGGGCGTGATGAACTGATGACCGCCGTTAGGCACCGTAAACTTTTGCGCGGTGAGCAGATATGTCGATATCGGAGCTCCAGGCCACCTGCGCCTTCGCTAGCTTACTGCCGGACGAGTGCGCCGGTCAGCTTCACTCGCACCACGTTACACCGATCAGCGCCGGTGGAGATCCTTCAGGGCCGCAGGTCACACTCTGTGCCCGCCACCACCCCATGCTCGAGCACCTGGCACGACGGGTACTTCGCTGGCAACCTTGCCCCCATCGCCCCGGAACTCACCGCTACCCCGGAGCGAAGGAAGCCTGCGAACGGCGACTCAACACTTGGTGACGCCCCACCCCCGATAAAACCCAGGGTTTTGCGGTTGGAACCAAGTGGAGTAAGGTTGGGTCAGTGACACGGGACGACTACATTCTCAAGAACGTGCGCAACGTGCCGGTCAACATCAAGCGGGCAGTCGTAAACGAAGCCCTAGCACAAGACATCACAATGAACGATGTCGTCGGGCAGATCCTCGGGCGGCACTGCCTAGTCCCTTACCAGCTCTCTGGCGAGCGGAGCATGGGTGCTGAGATCACCGGCGACCAGATGCTGTTTCGCGTTCCGCCGACTGTTGACTTGCACATCCGCGCAGATGCTCGAGCGAAGAAGATCACTGAAAGTTCGGTGGTGCTACAGATACTGGCTGAATACTTCGGGCTGGTATACGAGCCAACCAAGCGCACAGGGAGGAAGCGCAGTGTCGAAGCCTGACCTAGTAGAGAAGCTGCGTGCGGTGATGCCCGAAGAGTCGACAGTGGACTTGGAGGTGCATGCCGAGAAGATTGCGGATGCCGTAACGCAAGCCCGCGAAAAAGCTGCTGCGCTGCGTGAGAAGGGAGAACCCTTCCACGAGGTGAGGCGAGACGATGAGCTTCTCGAAGATCATCAGTGGCACGCACGTAAGCACTTCCCGCACCTATCCCCGTCGGTAGCTCCACGGGAGAGCGACGAGTATCCGACGTACTGGG